AATTGTGTAGAGATTGATAATTTTCCAGATACTCATCCACAATAAATGTGATAGTAAGGTCACTATATGTAAGTTTATCACCCATGATTGGAATGTTTAGAAATGGGTTTGCCAAATCTACAGATGCGCCTTCAATGCCGGGCAGGTTTGCATTGATTGTGAAGAATTCTACCTTTGGTAATTGTTGAATACCAAAACGAAACTGAGTTGGACTTGCATAGTCTAACTGGTCTGGTTGTCTTGCGAGTGGTGATTGTGCTGTTGTCATGTATCTATTTAGGTGACAGAACTAACCACATAACCCTTATGTTGCTTTGCTTTACCATTTGCTACCCTTACCATATTACCTTGGTCTAAATCATTATTTCGGCACCACTCGCTGAGATTGACTATTCTAATATCATTACCATCAGGGTCAGTTATAATATATTCTTTAGATAATGCAGCTGCGACCTTATTCTTTTGAGATTGTGGTTGTTTTCTACCTGTTGGGTCAATCTTTGCTTTGTGTTCTTCTGTGAGTTTCTTACCTTTATGTGACATACCAAATCTCCTAAAATCACCTGTGTGTTTTGTTCCTAATCTATTTTTTCTATTTGCATATATTGCAGAAATTATCTCTTCCTTACCAATCTGTCCACTAAGACCTCGCCAAGCCAACTTATCTTGCCACCTATCATACTTCTCATATAAGACTCTATGAGCCTCAGCGTGTTCCTCAATAGAAAGTTCTACAAGATTACTGGGGTCATCTGTGCCACCAGCGTGTCTTGGTATGATGTGATGTTTGTGTTTCATATAGTTATTTATAATAATAAGAAACTCTATGTAGTTAATAGATAAAAAAAGAGGATGCTGTTTCCAGCACCCTCTAAGTTTTTAGTCAAGTTTCTTATTGTAGTTAAACTACATAAGGTTTCTCACATCAAATTGGTCACTTTTACTCGGCGATACCAAGCATTGGTGTTAGCATCCAGTGACGCATCGGTATTAACCGTGTCAGCGGCAGCAACCGCACCCGCAGCAGCGAATGGGTTAGCAGCAAGACCATAACGTGTCTTGAAACCAATTTTTGGTTGGAAGGAATTCTCACCAACCGCACGAACCATCTGAAGCGGAACGTATGGGCAGTAGAAGAAGCCAGCGTCATAAGGAGATGTGCCCTTATAACCACAAACATAATACTGACTAGCAGCAACATTTGCAGAATATGGATCAACATACACTTTGAAACGACCATTCATCGTACCAGCAAATGTGGAAGATGTATCATCAACTGCGAGGTTGTTATTCAATGCGGGTGTGTAATCAAGAACACCAGCCATTTGAAGAGCAGAAGCAACGTCGGCCGAAACAATCAGCATGTTACCTTTACCACGACGAGTCTGTTGACCAATCGCATTGGCGTCACGTTCGATTTGGAACATAAGACCTTTGAACTTCTCAACCGACCAACGACCATTAGAGTCGGTGTCCAGATCAAAAGTACCAGCAGCAGTTGTATTAACCTGAGCACCCGCAACAGCTGTAACATACAACGAACGAATAACTTCACGGTTAATTTCAGCAAGAATTTCTGTAGAAAGAATGTTGCTGAGTTCTGTTTCGGCGTCAAGACCATGAATTGCCTTCAAGTCCTGTGCAAGTTCCATTGTGTACTCAGCTTTGAGCGCACGGGAAACGGCAGTAACCGTAGACTTTTCAATACTGAAAGCCATTTCAGCGAAAGCGTTCGTGCCGCTATCACCAAGGGCTTCTGCCTGAGATCGAGTCATACCTGTTGCCGAAGTATATGTTCCCGCCGAACTGTCATTAAGAACAGCAGGGTTAGTTTCAGTTGCACCAACATCACCACCACCAATTGTGCCAGCAGCATTTTGGTTAGATGTATCAGGGAACGACTCATCAACGAGGGCTTCTGCACCATCCTGTGAGGCGAGCGAGGAACGCATCGCAAAGATCAAGCCCGTCGGGCCTGTCATTGGTTGCACACCACAAACGTCATATGCAATGAGGTTAGGCATTGCACGACGAACCAATGAGATCAAAATCGGATCCCATGTATCCATCTGCCCGCCGCCCATGCTGTTGACTGGCGCTGTCTCTGTAAGGAAACCACGATCCTCACGCATTGCTTTTTCTTGGTTCTCTAAGATGAGAGTAGTAACGGCCCGCTTGTAAGAATCCTCAATCTTCGGAAGATCGGGGTGTTCTAGGACTGGCTGCCACTTTTCTTGTAGATGTTCTGTTTGAAACATTTGTTTCTCCTTTATTAATACATCTGTTTTTTATAATATTATTGGGCACGCTCTTTGTTACGACTGATTGCCGACATATAAGCGCTCATAGCTTCAGTCGTATCAATGTCCTGTGCGGTGCCACCATCTTCATCATCAAAAGTTTGTTCAACAATCGTCTTCGGGAAATAACTTTCCTTTAAGGTATCGAGTTTTGCCATGAAGGACTCTTCATCAACAAAGTCAATATCTTCAGTGAGAGACTTGAACTTTTCAATTTCAGTGTCGGTCAAATCTTCGCAAGCTTCAGAGATAACCTGTTCCCGAACTAGACCAGACTTAACATTGGAAAGAACGATATTTTGTTCCATAACACTGTTAACCTTTTCCTCTAGTTCAGCAATTTTTTCAGACTGTGCTTCGAGAATGTCATATTTCTCATCAGGCACGTCAATATAATGATCTTCAAACAACTGTTTCAGTCCAGAGATAAAGTCTTCTGCAATCTCGCCCTTTAATCCACGCTCGATTGACAACTCGTTCTCTTTCGTCCATTCCTCTACAACGTAGTTGAGATAAGTATCTACTTTTTCTGTAAGAGTATCAACAGACTCTTCCAGTTTTTCTTCAAACTCGACAGTCATCGTTTCGTGAATACGAGAGATTTCTTCGCGAGTTTTTGATTTAACAGCAGCTTCAAAAATTGTTGCTGCCTTGTCTTTAAATTCTTCAGAAAGGTCTTCACCATCAACTAGTGCGGCAACGTCTTCCTTAACATTAATGGATTTGATCTTCTCTTCGATATCTGCCTTGGCACTTTCAAGTTTCTTCAACTCTTCTTCTGTCTCGGCATTTTCTGCTTCAGCAAGAGAGGATGCGTGTGAAGCAAGCATCTCTTCGATGTCGCCCTTCTTCATCTTTCCAATTTGCTCAAGAGCTTGTGCCTTAGTCATTTTCTTTGACTCAGCAACAACTTCACCCTCTTCTGGTACATGACCAGCAGCGAGTTTCTGAGGACCGTCTGCTTTACCAGCGCCCTTCTGTTGTGCATCACCACCAACTGCTTTTGCTGCAGCTGCGGCCTTCTTACCAATTGCCTTTTCGGCACGATCTTCATCAGCACCTTTTTCGACTTTGGCTTCTGGATCAGCACCACCAACATCGGTAACTTCACCACCGGGTGTTACTGCATCGACCTTCTTTTTACCTTCAGCAGGAGCAGCACCCTTTGTCTGGGCATCACTTGCTTCTTCGAGTTCCGCAAGCACTTCTTGCTCTAACTCTTCAATTGTTTGTTCTAGTTCTGACATAGGGTGTCTCCTTACCTAGTTCTGTTGATTATTTATAAATTAAAGTCTTTTAAGAAACTTAGCAAATGCTAGTGCTTCTTTTGTTGCGTTCCTTCGACGTTCCTTAACATCAAACTCTTTCTTCATCTCCATCATTTCTGATTCCAACAACGCACCGTTGTTCCAAACCCACTCTTTACCTTCCATAATACCTTCTACGAAAGCATTTGGTGCAGAGGGGTCAGCAACAATATCCGCTGCTGTTGCGAGATAGAAGTCGTCCCGCACATAGTTTGCGCCACCTTTTTGATCTAGACTGCCCATTCCCCGTGAGGAAACGCCCAGTTTTGCACCTTCATCCATAAGACTCTTCACAATCTCACCCATAGGCGTAGACATAATCTTCGCCTCTCCAATAAAATTCTTTCCTTCTGGCTCCAAAGACGTAATCATATGTGATACACGTTCCAGATTTACTGTGGGCCCATCTGGATGACCTAGTTCTCCAAATGCCCGACTTTCTTTAATAAAGTTTTTGTTATATTTAGTAACTTCTTTATTGAGTATTTCCATAGGATACACCCGACCATTACGGTTCTTGATGTCAGCCTGCATAAAGATACCACGAATCTTGTAGTTCTTACTACCGTCTTCTTTTGCTTCGCAGATATACTCTACGTCTTCGACTGCCTCTGAAAATAACTTCATTGTTCTATCCTTACGATGTATAGTTTTCGTCTTTTTTAAATTCGATGATAACAAAACCAGATGTACCAAAAGTAGTTATTTCATGGTCACTAGAAGTTGCGGTTGTGTTTGC